CCTCCGCACCATAACCGAATTCGTCATACATGGAGATGGCGCCGATGGTCAATGCCACTTGGATAGCCTGCAGAGCATTGTCGTGGATGTCCTGTTTCCGAACGGTCAGGCCCTCAACCTTATCTGTGAAGAACTCGCCGGAGATCGGCATACCAATCTGCTCCATGCGGCGTTTTGCGTGAGCCATTCCCAATTCGATGTCTTGGTAGAACTCTCGCTCGTACTCCATGTAGCGGTTATGGAATCGCACCAGCCGCTTATACGCAGTACCTTTGACCTCATACATTGCCACGCTCATGCAGTACATGGTGACCTTTGCCGCCTGCTCCCGGTTGAGTGCTACATCAGTTCGGTGCTGCATCTGGATCCGCTGGACATAGGGGATGTTGCTGCGGTTCATGATGCCGCCCTTGTGGTGCTTCTTGGTTTTCTTGGGCTTGGCCATTACTGCAACCTCCTAACTCCGGCAGGGGTCATGGTAGAAATATCGAGGTGGAAATCTGCCCAGATCGGAACGGTGGCAACGATCCGACCATAAGGCTTTTCGTTGTAGGTGATGGTGAAATTCTCACTCATGCGGTTGCCGCTGAACAGCGCCACGATGCGGATCATCAGCTCCCCAAAGGAACAGGCCCCGGACACCCAAGGCATCGCCATGATATCCATATCCGATGTCAGGCTACCGTGGAGGGCTACCGCCCATCCACAGTCCATAGCGCATTGCCGGATGTCATCCCACATGGCAGCGTAGAAAGCTGCCCGACCATTGCAGGTGACGGCTTCTCTATTCTTCGCCATAGCCCCTCCCATCCAGCGACAGGGATGCCGCCTTGCAGTAGGTGATGTAGTCCTCGTACCGGACAAACACCGTATCATACTTCTTCCACTTCTTGCAGAATCCGATCTCCATCTTTACCGGCTCGTCGAACTTGAAGACGGCACTGTTATCGTAATGCTCTCGGAACTCCTCCATGGTGTACAGCTCCGCTTTCTCCGGGAACTGGGTGTAGCCGCCAAAGGAGCGTTTCTCGTCATCCTGCGTCCGATGTCCCCACAGGACACATGGCATACCGAACTTCCATCGGTACTCTGTATGCTTAATACTGACCGCCAGCAGATTTCTCTTGGGCATATTCGTACCCCCTCAGATGTCGATGTCGAAGTGGTCATTATCATCCACAGCATCGACATCCATGATAATCTTCGTCTTGTTGTAGAACAGGTTGACCAGAAATGCTTCGAAGCTGGTCATGGAACCAATCCGGAGAGTGCTGGAAATATCGTGACCATTAAGGTACAGTCTGGCAATGGGGGTGCTTTCTTCATGACGGTAGGTGCAGATGCTGATCCGAATGTCTGCATCCTCAGTGGTGGAGAGATAGGAACCGACCTCGATGTGCTCCTCCGAGAAGTAGCAATCGTAGTGGGTAAAGGAACCGCTTTCATTGATGCACAGTTCCGAGGTAAACCGCTCTCTGGAATACTTATCGCTTTCATCGGTATGCTCCAGAACCCATGCACGGTACCGGGCGAAGATGTCCGACAGCTTGACGCTTTCGTGCTTCTGAACGATGATATCGTCCAGTGCACTCTGGATCTTGGCGGCAATATCGGTGGTGTACATTTCCTGTACCATAGCCTTTACCCGCTCGGCAATGAAGCCGTTGTAGGCCGAAAAGCCACAGTCCTCTGCCACATGGCTGATGCTTTCACGAACCTGCTTCTGAATGCCGCTGCGGAAATTGTAGCTACCAAGTTCGTCGGTGATTGCAGACATGAGGGACTTTTCCAGAGCTTCTTCGATCTTCTTCTTGATGGTGCCATCGGCCTCAAGCTGTGCCAGCTTTTCAGCGATGATGTCAGAAACATTGATATTCATTGTCAAAATCTCCTTGTTATGTAGATAGTGCGAGGCGTGAGTCGAACCGCCTTCTGTGCGCAAAGGAGATAAAACGCACTCTCCACCGGGACGCACTTTGCTATGGGAAATCCTTTATTCAGACATAGAGCTTGGGCGGTGTTGCCAGGGCTTGGCCGCAGTTGGGTCTCCATAAATGCAGGCAGTAGGGATGGTTGTTGACATACTCACTCTTTTTCGGGTGGTACTGCACAGCCACTTCCTCCGGCTCGAAGAACATATCCTTGATGGCGCACATCTCGTCCCATGTGGGCATCTTGTTCTTTCTGCTGATGCTGACATGATCCCATCCGCCACCATTGGAAGCGATGACGAAAAAGGACTTGCCGTTGACGAACACCTTGAACACGCCGTTGCCTTTGCCAACCTCTCCACGGGTACTCATGCCGTACAACCGGAGTTCCGTGGAAACATCCCGGTACTGGTCAAGGGTGTGGAGGTCTTTCATATCAGCCACCGCACCGCTTGCGCAGTTCCTCCGCTGCGGCCAGCAGACGCAGGGAGTCACGCTCCAGGGCATCGACCAGACCATACAGACCGTGAGTGTCATTGGGGGGCGGGTTCTCCTCGTTGGGGTTTACTCCGAAAAGGGTGGTCATGCACCCCTTGACTGCAAAGATTGCGGTACAAACACGCTCTCCGATGCAGTTCAGCTTCATTTCCACGCTCTCACGAGGAGGAGCGGAAGTGCATTTGCAGTTATGGGACTCCACCATCTTAGCTTCAGACTCGTACATAGATTTTTACCTCCAAAAATGTAAAGTGTAGTTAGAATATTTACGGCAAAAATGAAAGTTTACCGCTTTTTGATGCCATCAATGCCGAACATGAGGGCTGAGATGCGCTCACAGGCAATGTCGATGTCCTTGTAGATCGTTCGCTCAACGACACCCTCTCGCTCAGCCAGTTCGGCAACGGTCAACATTTCGTCACTGATATACAGGCCGTCAATGACTCGCCACCGGCGGAGATCTTCTTCGGTGCCGTACTGGTAGCAATAAACATGGTGCAGATGGAGCATAGTATCGATATGCCGTACCATAGTGGTGGTTCTCGATGCAGACCGCTTGATGCTCTCCACAAAGTTCTTCGGTGCTTTACCGGGCATCATCAGCTCCTCCATAATCTGCATGGGGTCTTCCGTCACAGTCTCGGCCTCGTATACGGCATGGGCGGCATGTTCCTTAAGAATGCGATAGTTGCGAAGAAGCAGCTTTGTGTTTCTCAACCGCCGGTCTGACATCTCCCGGCTTTCCCGCTGCCTTTCCTTTTCCAAAGTCTCAAGAGCAGCCTTTGCACCAGCTTCAGCCGCAACCTTGCTGACAAACGCAAGCTGCTCTTGAGATAGGGATGCTTTGCTCATTGGGTTTCCTCCTTCGGTGCGGCCCCTCCGTAAAGGCGCCGATATTTCTTGTAGGCACTTTTTCGCCGGGCAATCCGGCATCGTTCGCATCTGCGGTTAGGCTCCCTCTCGTAGAAGGTGGCACCGCAGCGCACACAGTATTGGGGCTGGATGCGGATGAAATCGGAACAGGAGTCACAATCCGTACACCCGGCTTTGCATCCAAGCACATTGTCCCAATTCATGCACATATCCTTTTGCCAGTATTCACCGAATTCCATAGAGTTGCGGTGAGCCAGCAGAACACGCTGGAGCTGTATGATAAGGGCTTTCTGCTCAAACTTCTCCCGTTTGGCTTTGCGCTCCTTTTGCCGGGCGTCGCCTATGTATTTTCCGGTGCCCCACACATCCAGCCGCAGGAGCCGGTGCTCCACACCGGAAGCAGGTCTGCCCAGGACTTCACCCATTTCGGCGTTGGTCATGCCTCCCCGGCGGAACATATCAATCAGCCGACGATCTTCCTCCGGGGTCCACTTCTGGGCTTTCCTGGCAGGCTTCTGGGCATCCGCTTTTCTCTTAGCAACCAGCCAATCGTATTCCATGCCGAGACCGTATAACTCCACCCGGCGGCTATCCCACAGGTCTTGGTGAGTTTCCAACCATTTCAGCAGATCTTCAAACATGATGATCGTGGTGGTTTTCTGTGTCTCACCAAGCCTTTTGGATTTCGCCTTGAGCCCACATTTGGGGATCCAGTAATCGCATACAGCGTGGACATCCACGCCCAGCAGCTCCGAAACCTTCCGAGCGGACATCATTTCGCCGTACCACTTCTGCCCGGTGTAGCCCATGCGCGTGGTTTTGATCTTGACGGCATTGATAGACCGCCCGAGTTTCTTAGCGATCTCCGGGATGGTCTTTTGTCCCCAGACCTCCCGGATATAGTCAAGCTCTTCCTTTGACCAATCCGCTTTCCGGCAACCGTCTTTCCCGGTCAACCCAAGGGAATACCGCTTGTTTCGGATGGAGAGAACCGGACGGCCCAGCTTCTCGGATAGCTCCCTATCGGGTAATTGCCAGTTCTCTTTGAGCCACGCTAAGTCCTCGTCAGACCACAGACGGCGAGTTTTACGACCATCGCTCATAAAATCCCAGCTCCGCGCATGCAGGCAGCGGTCAGCAAAGCGACGGTTTCCAAATTGCCGAATACTTCATACCGCAGGGACATTACCTGCCGGGTCTTGTGGATTTCGTCACGGTCACGCTTTGCCACTTCCAGAGGTTTGGCACAAGTGAAACTCCGACAGATCAGCGGCCGGACTGGGTAGACCTCGCATTTCTTAGTGACCGAATTGCGGAAAGGACAGGTTAAGTCCGTTGCCTTGGGGTCCCAGAACGGGGCCTGCCGGTGCTCCTTGAGCTTATGCTCTCGGGCATACCGGCGAAGCCGTTCCAGTTCACCTTTGGTCAAAGGTAGGAGGTCAACACAGCAGTTACCACAGTTGGAG